GGTTAACTTTTGAAAGCGCTTGCAGTCCGTCAACTACACGCGCAGGCTGGTCTTTGACGTTCTTAATCTTCATGACGTCATGTGCTAAACGAAGCGCCATAACTGTCGCACATTCTGGGTGAAACCACAAGGTTGTGTAGCCCTCAACCAAGTCAAACACTTTGGCAAAACGCGGGTCTCTTGACTGCGACATCTGCCCGTGCCCTGCGTGCTCGATTGCGTGTTGGTCTTCTCTAATGTCTCCGTGGCAGATGTGGCACTTGCACGGCGTCATGTTGAAATCGTTTGGTGTTTGTAACCCCATTGCTTTCTCCTAGTGTTTCTTGTTGAACTCGCATGTCTTCACCGGACACCAACCGCACAATGGCGTTTGGTTCGGGTTCCATACGTTGTTGTCGAAGCTGGCTTCGAGTCGAGCGGTGCGCTCGCGGTACTTCCACCAAACGGCATCGGCTTGCTCACGCATCATCTGCATCCGAACCATGTCGTTCTTGACCAAGAACAGCAACGCTGAGTTGACCTTGCGGATGTGCGGGAAGTAGACAAACACCATGATGGACATGAGCATCAACTGCTCACGGTCAGGGTACTTGTTGTTGCCTGTCTTGTAGTCCACCACCCACGCTGTCAGGTTGTCATCATCCACGATCAGCAAGTCGGCAATGCCGCGCACCCACACGTCTTTGGATTTCCAATCGGTCGGCTTCAAGTCAGTGGTCAGCGCCATCTCAAACTCAGCAAGCTTGCGTCCGGGCTTGGCGATCAACTTGTCCACCACGTCTTTGAACTGCGCGTGCTCTGGTGGGATTGGCTTGCCGTCACGCACATACAGCTCCAAGCTCTCATGCACCTGATTGCCGTAGCGTGTTGCCTCTGTCTCAGTGAACGGATAGTTCTTCAAGACCTTGACTTCGTGATAGCGCCGAGCGCAGCCCTCAAAGTCTTTGAGGGAGGAGTGTGACCAAGCGGGTTGTTTTTTCATGGGTAGTGGTGGTTGACTTGTTGGAACATTACAAACGCTACTTGTATTTCTGAGTAGCCGGAAGCCTTGGTGATAATGTGGCACTCTCCGTTAGGCAGCTCCAACTCCCACGGATGGTCGTTGTACGCATGCACTTTGAAGCCGCGCATCTCCATGATGTCAAGCATCGTCTGCTCGTCAGAATTTTGCGCTGTTGACTGCATTGGTCAGTCGGTTTGCAAAGGCTGTAACGAAACGCTCGTTGTCGCACAGGTCGTGGCCCATGTCGTGCAAGATAGCGTGAGTCAACTCATGCCAGAACGCGTCATCAATTTCTTCCTCGGCCAGAGGTGTGCCAAAGCTGTCGAACTTGGCTAGGTTGATGAGCTTCAAGTCGTAGTGCGTACGACCTAGCGATGACGGGCCATGTATCTTGTTGGTGAAATGGACTTGGTACGTCTTATTGCCTACTGTGACTTCGATTGGTATCTTCATTTTGCTTCTCCTAGTTTTTCGCTAAACCATACCGGCGGTGGTGACCACCATCGGCATCCAGTGGTATGTTGGGCAGGTACTTCGGCTCCATAGTCATCTGCGCCAAGACCCAAGTCTTAGCTTCAGCGGCTTCTGCCTCCGGTGCAACAGCGATTAACTCGTCGTGCACCGTGCCCTTCACTGGGTAGCGTTTAGCTACCCGCAACATACCATCCGTCATAACTATCCGAGCAACACCTTGCACGATGTTGTTCGTTATTTTTCCCGCGTAGAGCTTAGTCTCATCATCACCGTACACCCATTGCAGGGGGCCCGTGCGATTACCGTCCGCATCTTTTTCCTTTACTTGTCTGAGGTTAGGATACCTCAAACTCATGCCACTTGGCAAGACAATTTCTTCTTTCTTGAAGGTGATGCACTTGTACGTGTGTTCGTGCCCTTCGTACAAAGAACTTACCAACAACGAGGAACACATCTCCCAGAAGCCAACCACGGGGTACGCCGTACTGCGGTAGATGTCGATGATCTTCTTAGCCGCCACGCAGTGCGTCAACAGCTCCTCATCGGTGCAGGTGTGGGGAATATCCAACATCTTCTCGACGTTGTCTTTGTAGTCTAGGAACGATTGGACGTACGTAGCATTGACGCCAAGTTTCTTCGCAAACGACTTGTCATAGCGTTGCGGTGGTGCGCCGAGGAATCCGACCAGCAGTTGTGCTGCGAACGAGGCCCAACCGAGGCCGTAACCGCAGCCAAGTAACGCGCTCTTTGCAGATTGCCGCAAGTCAGGGTGGCTCTCCTTAGTAAGTCCGGGTATGTTAAACATCTGCGCCCCGAACGCGGCATAAGGGTCACCGCCAGCCCGAAAGATGTCAAGCATGTCTTCGTAGTCAGCAAGCCACGCGAGAACTCGCGGTTCAATTTGCGATAAGTCTCCGACCACGAGTTCATGGCCTTCGGGAGCCATAATTGCTTTGCGTAAGAACGAACCTCGCTTGAGGTTTTGCATGTTGATGGCCGAGCCCTTGCTCGCCGTCCAACGCCCCGATAGCGCCCCATAGTACGAAAGAGGGACAGGCAACGCGCCACGACGGGAGATGTCAAGAAAGCGTTGAGCTCGTGTTCGTTCAGTTGTTGACTTAACTTTGAGGCGAGCTTCGCAGAGTAGTGCGATGTCCTCGTTCGAGCCGTTAAGTAGTTGCTGGAATAGCGCATCATTCTTTGCGAGCGCAAGAGCTGGCTTGCCAGTGGTCTTGCTTTTCTTATACGGCGCAGGTGTGCCAAGAGATTCAAGAACTTTCGCGAACTGTGCGTTCGACGCGAGTGCAGCTTCCTCGACGCCGAGCTTACCCAGTAAGGCTTCACGTTTCGTTTTCTCATCATGCAGTGCTCCTGTCAACATCTCACTATCAAGTTCGAGCACGGGCTCGGTGTACATCTTCAGCGTCATGTCGATGAGCTGAAGTTCTTTGGTGGGGTACTTGCCCCTTACCGTGTCCGTCGTCGGTTCGTAACCAATGTAGAGCTTGCCAAAGATTTGTTCGCAAAGAAATACGTCGTGTTGACAGTAAGCTGCGAGCTCTTTCTCCATCTGCGGATTGAGTTCCGTGACGCCATCGGTGGAGTACACGGCCTTGCCCTTCGCTGGGAGCCCGAAGACTTCGGCAAGTTTGGCGAGGGAGTTTCCGACCTCCACACCCCGCAGAGCGCGAGCCATACTAAGACTGTCAAGAATAAAACAAGGTCGGACACCGTAGACCCACGATAGGATGGAGACGTCAAACTGAGCGTTGTGTGCGAGCACAGCAGTAGTAGACCAATCGAAAGTGGCAAAAATGCGGGGTAGTTCTTCGTGGTTGTACCACTGGATGATGCCGTCACTGCCGTAGACGTGCACGCATGCGCCGAACGCTTTGAATCTTGGGTCACGAACATACTCCTCTGTTGTCATCTTCGATAGCGTGTACTCTTTGCTGTCCCAGCGCGTCTCGAAGTCGATGGTTACGATTTGTTTAAATGGTGCGCTCAATTCATCATCTCCTTGGGCGGTGCGCCCTCCATGTTCAGCTCTTTGAACATGCCTTCGAGCTTGCCCAATGTGAGTGCCGCCTCCATCTCGTCAGCATTGATTGTCAACAGCGCGGCTGTCTCGCTGTCGTCATTACCCACAACAATGACTGCGTGGTGCTTCGGGTCGAGGTAGCACTGGATGATCTTTTTCACCACGATGCGCAGGTGCTCGCGTTGTTCTTGGCTTAGCTGGTCGATCTGTTCCATGAACTCCAGCGCCGCTTTGGTTTCTTCAAATGTCCGTCTTGTCATTCTTCGCTCCTAAAAAAGTTTCCAACTCATGTATGTTGGTCTCGTTGATAACCAGCGTGCTTCCGCCGCTGTCCCTAATGCGTTGCAGGTTGTCTTCCTGTAACGCTGTGGTCTTGCCTTTGCCAGCCTTCGCTTCGATGCCAACAAAGTGTCCGTCATGACACGCCAAGAAGTCAGGTACGCCGCTGCTTCCATAGCCCGTTCCAATCGGCATAGCGTAGTACGTCCGTGTAGTGTCCAGAATCTTTCTGATCTGTTTCTTTACTTTTGCTTCCGGTGTCATTGCCATTCTTTTCTTCCTTTAATATTTTCTGTGCTGCTGCCCACATGCTTGGGTTGATGAGTATCTTGTTCGACTTTACTGACGCAGGGTTACTGCTGTTCATGCGGTGCAACATGCTACTTAAACTCACACCCCAGAACTTACGCGCTTCCTCATCGCAGTACGCATCGAGGTCTTTACCCTTGAGGTACTTAGGCTCGCCGTCGAGAACCATCACGTCTTTGAGAGCGAGTACGCGGTAGCGATCAGCATCTTTTTCTATTTCGTCACGGACACTACGTGCAGATTTGTACTGTTCACGATACTCGTCGCGCTCTACCGCCAACCTCTCGATACGTTCTTTCAACGCTTGGTTCTCTTGTTGCAACGTCATGCGCTTACGCTCATGCGGTTTGGTTTTCCAGTCAGGCTTTGTCATTGAGCGCCTCCATTTTCTCTAGGTGCGCCGCTATCTCGGCTCCGTGTTCCGCTTGGTAACGCTCGTACTCCGCACCAAACATCTCGTTCAGCGCAGGTGTCAGCTCTTTAAGCAAGTCAGCGCGGCTGATCGGCCCTCTGTGTGGCAAGCAGTCGATGTAATCATCCAGCTCTTTGCCTTTCAAATACTTCGCGCCATCTTCGGCCATGATGACAACTTCTAACTGGCGCATGCGGCGGTAACGCATCGCATCGTCTTCTAAACTATCGACAGTCTTTTTTAAACGCTTTATGTACTCTTGTGCTTCGCGTAGCTTTTCTTTGTCGCTTAGCTCGCGGTACTCGCTAACGATTTGGCCTTCGCCTTTGATTGGTGTTTGTCTGTATGTCATGAACTTCTCCTGTTGTGTTGTAAGGGTGAGGGGGACAGTAGATTACGCACCCCCTCGTTGCGTTGAGAGCGGATGGTGTGGGGACAATCCTAGTTGGCCGAGGCCCACACCACCAGCAAAATGTGTTCGCATCTACAAGGCTTACACACGTTGCTTCATGAATTACCTCAGCCTGTCAGTTCCTTTAGTTTGAGTTTGTAGTGATGCCACTTGTCTGCGTCAGGCGAATCTTTCTTGCCTTGACGCATGGCGTACTTGATGAGGTTACCTTTGAGGTAACCACGGAATTCTTCTGGTGTGAGTAGCGCCTCCATCACAGTCCACGGCTGAACGCCCATGTCTTTGTAGTGTGTGCCACCTGCTTGGATGTCATCTGCTTTCATGCTGTCTCCTTCGGTTTAATTGGGCGCATACGTTTAGCGCGGTACTCTTTGGTAACTATGTCCATCGCACGCTCCATGTCTTGCACAGATGTATTGTCAAGCTGTGCGTCATGTAACTCAAGCACTAAGTTCATGGCCTTGAGTTCGTCTGCCTTGAGGATGAATCGCTTGGACTCGATGCCTCGCCTACCCACGGCATGCAGGGCGTCTAAGCCAGCGTTGATCTCCGTCTTCCAATCAGCGCCCAACTCGGGGCGAAGCATGGTGTATGCCTCACACATATTGAACGCCGCAATCAGGATGTCGAGGTCTGCAACAGTTGCGTCCCCTCTGCGTAGGGTGTCCATCGCATCATGGTTGCGTATGCGTAGTGTGGTGCTGTGTGTTGATGTGCTAAATGGTTTCAATCCGTCGAGCACATAGCTCAGCGCGTTAACGCGAACGCCCTTCGGTTTGTACTTGCTTCTCTTTTTCATGACGATGCTCTCGTGCTTTTTGTTTGTCTGTGAAATATACATCGCACACCTTACAGTAGATGACCATACCGCTCGATGTGCGATGCTTGCCGCCACCACGGGTGACGGTGTAGTAAGTCCTAACTAACTCAAGACTCATTTGGTAACGTGTTGTGGAGAGCATGTATGGATGTGCGGGGTGTCTGCCCTTATCCAAAACTCTTTGCCGCAATCTGGACAAACAACTCTGTCACGGTTCTGTTTAAAGATTTCATCGAAGTGTTTGCTGAACGCTTCATGGTTTGTTGGGCGCATCTTGTCGCCCTTGCCTGCTTCGTGTGTCATTTCTTCATGCTCCTTACAAATGCTGCAAAGCTGTCCACTGTGTCTTGACCAAACGCAAACTCAAAGCGCTTAATTTCCTCCGCAACTTCGAGCAAGGTTTCATTACGCACGGCCTTGGCGAACTCTTTCACGTTGTCATAGCCAGCGTCAGCCAGCAGTTGGTTTAGTCGGTCGTTCATTTCGGTGCTCCTGCTCTGCTGTAAGTATAAAAGTTTGTCCGCTTGAGTATCTCTGCCTTGACCTCGGCCATCGTCATGCTTTGCTCTGATTTGCTTTTGATGTGCGGTTGCTTGGGTATCTTCACAGACGCACGCGGCTTTCGGATTACCTTGCGGGGCTCTTTGATCTTGCGCTCCTCTTGGTTGGCAGTGACGGTGCGGAAGTCTTTCATGAAGTCGGGGTGGTACGTCTTCATGTAGTCGGGATGAAAGGCATTGATGATATTCACAGAGGGCTCTCCGGTAGTTGTTGACGTTGCTTCGCTTGGTACTCCCGTTCCTGCTGTGGAGTCCAAGGTATCGGTGGGTGGGGTGGAAAGGGCCATGTCACTGTAACTCCCGCAGTTGATCAAACAGTTTCCAGAACTTTTGCGTGTGCTCATCGCTTTCGCCACCGTCAAAATAGTTGACGACGCTTTGTGCTTCGTCTACCACCTTACGCAGTATCTCTGCCGCCGCAGCACCTTGCTCGAAGCCCATCTCGTAGGCATTACTCATTGCTGTGACGGTGTTCTCGTCACAGTTCACGCTACGCAGTAGCGTGACCATCTCATGTTTAGTCATCTTGCACCTCGAAAAAATAAATTAAACCTATCAACACCGCCCATGTTGCGCCTATACCAAGCACCATGAGCGCTACGATCAGCGTGACGTTCTCTATAAAGTCCATGTTGGTTTCCCCAGTTCTTTCAGAATACGTAGGCGCAGGGCGAAGCCCCACACCAAGCCCCACAGTACCCAAAGGAATCGTATGTCACGCGTCCAGTTGGCAGGGTCTTTGTCCCACTGCACCAGACCAACCAGCACATACACGGCGGCGATCATGAGTGGGTACGCAATCAAGTCAATGTATTTCATATCGCCCTCCAAAAGTAAACGGCCAACACGCCCCATAGGAACATGCCAGTCCAGAACAATGCGCGGTCTTGCCATGTTTTCTCAGGCGGATACCACCACTTAGCGTTGTCCACGTCATCACGAAACGCTTCGTTGGTAGTGCGAGGGAAGCACCGCGTAGTAGGCCAGCCTTCGTAGTCGTCTGTCATATCAGCCTCCAAAGATTGTCTTCAACAAATCATACAGAGCCCGCGCTTGCATGACGCTCAGCTTGTCCACTTCTTTTTGTGCATCCCAGTTGTGGTTGATCATGAGCGAACGCTGTACTGCTTTGCGTGGGGTATCTTGCGGCGGTAACGCGGCAATGCCAGCGGCTTGCACAGGTGCGTTTGGTGACTTCACCATCGCAGGGTTCTTGGGCTTAATCTTCTTCAAGTTCTTGCCTGTCATCGCCTTGGTTGACTTCAACGGCACATACGCATTGGCTACTGTGGTCAGCCCACCATCGGCGGCTTGCTTCATTTGGTTCTGACGTGTCATCTGATAGATCAACGAACGTACTGTGTTGTGCTTGAACCCTTTCTTCTCCAGCATATCTGCGTAGAACACAGGCTGTTGATTAGGGAAGTCGCGCACAGCGTTGAATGTTTCGCGTGATGCGTTGTTGGTTGGCTTGAAGAGGTGGCGTGTAGTTACTTGTTCCATAGTCGCTTTCGGGTTGTTGGTTGATTGTTTAGTTTGCTCAAGTTTGGATTGCTCCTCCTCCCACGTTGGGAGGATGGCTTGAAGTTGGTCGCGTAAAGAAGGCATGACCGTTCCCTTTCTTAAAAGTCAGGCACAAAAGTTAAACGAGATTCGGTTTCGAACTCGCGCTGATTTTGAATTGCATAGAGCATCACTAGGTTGTCTAGCGTTTCGTTTGCGAGGTCGATGCCTCGTTGTTTCCATACGCGGTCAACATCCTTGTAGGCTATCGACACTTGTATGGCTACGTCTGCCACAACAAACCCAATGCGGGGTCGTTGTAGCTTGTGGTAGTTACTACCCATAGCGTGTGCTATCCAGAAAAAGCCGCGCTTGCCGTTATAGTTTTGCACTTTCTGTTCTTTCCACTCGTAGTAGACATAGAACGGCTTGTCGTGTGGGCCTCGTGAAGCCGAGCGCATCTCTGCGCTCAACACCTTTACCTCAGAAGGAAAACTTATTAAGGATTGCATCGACTGCTTTCTTTGTATCTTGGCGGACATACTCGTTCTTGCGTAGCTCTTGTGGAGTCACGCCCAGTAACGCTTGCTCTAACTCTTTGCGTGCGGCTTCGAGTGTTGCATCTCCCACTACGTTCAAGGCTTTGGTCAAGTCACACAACTCCAACGCACCATCGACGAGAGAGTCGTGGAAGCGGCGTTGCTTAGCCTCACCCTGCACATAGTCGGTGGTCAGTCGGTCAGACATACGCTTCAT